AGAAGCGGCACCTGCCGTAGAAACTAAACCCGTCGAAGAAGCGGCACCTGCCGTAGAAACTAAACCCGTCGAAGAAGCGGCACCTGCTGTATCGCGCGGAGTAGTCGATGATGCCAATGCGTTTGTTTACGACACTAGCCCGGAGAAAGCCCCCAGTGCGTATGGGGAAAAAACCGCAGCGCAAACCATAAAACGAATTCGGGAACATTTACGCGCATTAGGGCTGAAAGACACTGGCATAGCGTCGAGCAAAGATACTTATCCAGAGCGGGCGAAGAAACATTACGCCGCATTGAGTAAAGCGTTATTGGATATAGCGCCAAAGCGGGAGTCCGCCGCCTCGGTGGAAGACGTAGAACGGGAGATGGGCTTTAAGCCCACGGAGTCCGGGTTCATTCTAAACGGTTGGGAGTACGACCTTAGCAACATGGGGCTAATGCTCAAAAGCGGCAACCGGGTTATAAAGGTGCCTTTGGCCCACGAGAACCCAAATAATCGGGAAACGCATCGCAAGGTTAGAGCGGAAGCCACGGGACTTATACCTCCTCCATTGCATAGACTGTTTACCCAGTACGACGACGGGCGTATATCAGAAAAGAACCTGCGGAAAGAGGTCATATCCCTTATCCGGCAAACAGCAGTAGACGAAGTTAAAGCGAAAAATAAAGCCGCCCAAGAAGCTCAAAAACCGGAAGGCAAGCAGACTGCTGCCGAGGTCGATGCTGCGCAGCGGGAAGAAGCGCACACCATACTCAAAGACAACGGAATAGCGTCGGCTAAAAAACGTGACGCGGCCATTGCACTGTTTACTACCGACGGTGTTATCGACCTTGAAGCTTTACGAGGCTTTAATGCCGATACGGATTACGCGCTTGATGCTTCCTCCGCCGCACAAAAGAATGCCGCCGCTGTATCTAAAACCAATCCTAAATTTTATACTGCGCGTACGGTACACGAAGCTCTTAAGATTGTAATTTCCACGGGAAATCAGTTTGAGCGGCTGTTGGCAAAAACGTTGATTCTTCATGTCTACGACGTAAAGTTTACGGCGGTTCCGTGGAAGGGCGATAGAAACGTACTGGAAGGGTTAGGGGCTGAACACCTTACTGGGGCAGACGCGCGAGGGGCGTACGTAGATTATTTTGGCCGCACGGGTGGACGGCATGTGTTTGTGTGGGGTGACGGCGCTCCAGCCGCTTGGCGGGGGGCAAACAACGTAACCGTGCTGCATGAAGCATTGCACGCCGCTACCGCGCGTAAAATAACGGTGGGGCTTGCTTCCATCACGCCGAACTCGCAACTGAACATACTGGCCAAAGAGTTCGTGCAGTTGATGAAAGACGTTGACGCAGCCAGAAAGAAAGCAAAAGTTTCTCTCCCTGACGCAGCGTTTAGCAATCCTAAAGAGTTCTTGTCCTACGGGTTGACGGACGAGAGGTTGGTGCAGTTTATGAAAACTCTACCCGGTAAGCGCGACCCGGATTTATACCATGTGTTTGTTAAGGTATTGCGTAGCTTTTTTGGGCTAGGATCGAAAGACCACAACGCTTTATTGGACTTCCTAGATATATCGCGCAAGATAGTAGGAACCCCTATGACGGGAGGGGAATATGCGTTCTCCCTAGATCGTCAAGCGATGCTGGAGGCAATACGCGACCAGAACGGACAGGAAGTCGCAAACCAAGTTGCGGCAGTAAACGCCAGTGCGACAGACAAAATGCGCAAGAACCCCAGAGATGTGGGGGAGGCTATATCGGCTTGGAAGACCCTGCTTAACTCCCGCAGTAAACAGGAGATAAGCGAAGTAGTCGGGATCATGGCTAACGCCGTGCCCAATTCCCTGCGGTCTATATTTTTGGGCGCTATGACGTTGGATCAAATCCGCATACGCGCGCAAGGACTGAATAATCCCCAATTCAGCGCCAAGGTAGACACTATAACTAAAAACCTGCGTAGCATGATGGGGGAACGCAATAAGATGCTGACCACTGCGGGTACTATAGTGGAGCCGTGGACGGCACTGGTACGGAAGTCCCCCGAAACAGCCCGCCGACTGTCACGGGTTATGCACTTGGCCACTATAAATGGCATAGACCCTGAAACGCCTGAAGGGCGGGCGGCATCTCCTACATTGGCGGCTATGTGGGACGCACTGGGGCCAGATACAAAAGGCTCCGCCAAAGACATATACCGCAACGCGAGGGGTTTCTACAAAAACGCCTACGACCAGTATATACGTCTGCTGGAAAGTAACATTAGCAACTCCAATCTGGATGCGGAAGCCAAGAAAAAATCTATTGCGGCGCTAAAGAAAGAATTTGAACGTCAAAAGATGTCGGTGCCGTACTTCCCCTTAATGCGCGAAGGACGGTACTGGTTCAAATCGGGTTCGGGCAAGAACACAGAGTACTATATGTTTGAGTCGCAAGTGCAGCGCGATCTGTTTGTCCGCCAATATATGAAAGACAAAAAGTTCACGGGAAGTTTGAGCGACATATTTGCGGCTCGCCCCGGCGAATTTGATCAGGGCAATACCTACCAGCAGCTATATGACTCGTTTGGCAAGTCCAGCAAAATGCTGCAAGACATGCTTACTGCCGTGGATGCGTCAAAAACAGGGGACAAGGCGGCGCTCAAGGACTCCATATACCAAGTATTCTTGACCACTCTGCCAGAACGCAGCTTTCGGAAGCAATTCGTGCATCGCAAAAACACGCCGGGATTTTCAGGCGATGCGCTGCGCAATTTTGGGCGGTCAGCGTTTAGGATGTCCAGCCAGCTATCACGCCTGCAATATGGTAGCCCGCTACTCCGCACGTTGGAAGAGATGAAAGGCGTCACAAAAGGCGACCCGGAAAAACCCCGAATGGACGACTACATTCAAGAGTTGGCAGATAAAGCCGACTACGCATTGCACCCGGAAGAACAAGCGGGACTGGGGGATAAAGCCGCAGACATTGCGAACCAAGCAAGCTTCCTGTGGTATCTGACTTCCCCTGCGTCGGCGCTAACGAACTTGTCTGCCCTGCCTGTGTTTGCTGGCCCAGTACTCAACGCGCGCTTTAAAGCGGGCTATACAGAAGTGGCCGCAACGATGGGGCATTACAGCAAAATGCTTTTCAGCATGAAAGGGATGCGAAGCCCCGACGGTAAATCCTATACTTACCCCAGTCTATATCACGCCTTAAAGGGCAAAGAGAAAGATGCGTTTGACGCGGCCACTGCCAACGGTATTTTGAGCCAGACGTTAGTTGCGGACTTGGCAGGACTTTCCAAAACCCCTTCAGAATCCTATACCGGCGTGGGGCATACCGTAATGAAGTTTGCGGGTAGCTTGTTTCATGCGTCAGAAAAAGCCATGAGAGAAGTGGCATTCATGTCGGGTTATAGGCTGGCAAAAAAACAAAGCCCCGCCATATCGGAAGAAGCAGCTATAGAAAGGGCCACCGAAGCGATGTTTGAAGCTTTGGGCGATTTTTCCGCCACCAGCAGGGCGAGGTACTTGCGGCATCCATTGGCGCGAGTAATGTTCCAGTTCAAATCGTTCTCCCAAATGGCCACGTTTTATATGGTGCATAATACGATGGAGGCTTTCAATAAAGACCCGGTATTGCGTAAAGCTGCTATTACTAAGCTGTTGGGGACGTTGGGCATGACGAGCTTGTTTGCGGGAGTGACGGGCCTGCCCCTGTATTCTGCGATTATGTTCGCGTTTGAAAAAGCGTTTAATCTGCTTAAAGATGACGATGAGCCGGAATTGGACGCCAAGCTGGCCTTCCGTAATGTTCTTGCTGAAACACTCAACAGTAACTTTGTTGCCGCCATGGTCGCAAGGGGGCCAATAGGAGTGCTTCTTGACACCGACGTTAATAGCCGCATCAAACTCGACGATCTGTGGTTCCGAGGCGTGCGGCAATCCAAAGATGAAGCAGACTGGCTGCGGAATTTCATTACTGATCAGCTAGGGCCGACGGTAGGGCTAGGGCTTAATGCCGCTGAAGCCATGAAGCTATTTGGCGAAGGGCACGGGGATCGTGCATTAGAGCGGCTGTCACCGGCCATGCTAAAAAATCTGTTTGTGGCCAATAGATACCGCGAAGAAGGCGTAAAAACCCTCAAGGGGGATGTAGTTTTTGCCGAAGACGAAGTGGGCGCAACGGACATATGGAAGCAGGCATTTGGGTTCGCCCCTGACCGTGTAGCAGAAGTGACGCAAGCCAACATAGCTATAAAAGGCATGGAAGTGCGCATCAAAGCCACCAAACACGCCCTTCTACGGGAACTGTCCAATGACTTGGAGAGCGGCAAGGATATATCCGATGTGTTGGAAGACATTATGCACTTTAACGCCGCATACCCTACCGCAGCTATATCCGGGGAGTCTATACAGCATTCGCTAAAAGCCCGTGCGGAAAGCCATGCCCTAGCCAAACGGGGGCTGCAACTTGCTAAACCATTCCGCCCCATGCTGGGAGAGCTTGCAGATTACACTGAGCGAGATTGATATTCACCGTAGTCGCCAAGCTCGCAGCCCTCGTACGCCAAGCTCTACTCGGTGCATTATTTTAACGGTGTAACCGAGTCGGTTTGCTACAGCGTGAAGCTTGTTTCGTAGTGTAGCGCATTGCAGGCACGGCACAAACACCGACCATCCAACTTCCATAGCCGCCCAGTTAATGGAGAACGCCACCCCGTCCTCGCCTTTGAAGGGGCTGGGATCGCGGGGTGGACGGGGTAGAACAACAGTCTTTAGCTTTGGCTTGCTGCGGTTATACGGACGCTTCGGCAGCGGGAGCTTCAGGTTCCGGCGCAAGACCAAGGTTAAATCCTCCTGCGTCAAATACTACAACATCGGTGGGGGTAGACACTAGCCGCGTGCCTTTTGTCATGTGCTTTTTCTTAACTGCCAGCAAGATACCCTCCCGCTTGGCTTGATCTATTACATCACTAAGGGTGATCTGATTCTCGGTGCAAAACGCGCGAAACTTGCGCTGGCTTAGAGCAAGCTCCTTGGTATCGGGTTCATAGCGTATAAGCAACTCTCCCTTCGGCTCCACCACTGGCGGGGATAGCAGTCCGTTTCGCAAGTCTGCCTTCCCGTTAACTACCAGCACGTTGCTATGATATTTCAAAACAAACTCGCCAATAACATCTTGTATCTTTACTTCCGGGGCTTCTATACGCGACCTCATGTCTTTAACAGTGGTGATGACCCAACTGTATATGCGCTTCATGTCGTAGTTGTTAAGCCCAAGATTGTTGGTTATAAGCCCAGCCCCGATAACCGAGGCACATAGCCCCGACCAAAACCGTTCCCGGCCCGTAAGCCCTACCGCAAGGTCGATCTTGTCCTGCACTTTCTTGATAGTCGTGACCACATTGTTTAAGTTAGGCACGACATACTGCATGAAGGGGATCATTCCATGCCCGTAGTTATTGGCCAACCCCCCGAATATAGCAGTAGCTTGCAGCTTGGTAAGTATAGTGGTCGGCATGATGTCGTATTCAAATAGCCGCATCAATTCCCCGTCGGGGGTAGCCTTCAATGTCCTCAACTTATCCACGAAGCTGGCGTTAGCGGAGCAAAGCCAGAAGTTACTCCACGTAGTGTCGTTCATACGTTCTTCGTTTTTGTCTCTCCGCATCCGGTTACTGCCGCGACCCTGCGTAACGCTATAGACCAACTCCGAAAATATATCCGCCTTCAGCTTTGTGATTTCGTCAATTGTCAGCAGGTGGTTGTTCATAATCCCGGCTCTATGAATGATAGAGTTATACGTGTCCCGCCAATTCAGCATAAGGTCGTCGGGGTGGCCGCTGACGCTATTCGCCACTCTTAAGATCGTAGACTTACCCGTGCCCGAAGTATTGTGAACCAGATTGATCAAGCACCCCTTCAAGTCCATAAACTTGTATAGGGTAGACCCATAGGCTGTTAACGCGGCAAAGGCGTGCGGCTCAAACCCCGGCGCTGCGTAGGTATTAAAAATGTCTTTCCATACATGAAAATCGCCTTTGGCCTGCAATGACCCTGCAAGGTGGATAGTAGCGGCGGACGGAGGACTATACACTACCCCCTGCTCGTTTACCTCCGACTCTCCAGTAATGAACTTAGTATCATCATCCGCCCATCCGAATTGTTTACGCATTTCTTCCGCCTTTAGCACTACCTGTAGGTCTTTGACCGCCGTTATAAGATACGCCATTATGTCTTCGTAGCCTTTGGCACTGGCTAATATTCCATGAACTGCGATTGTTTTTCGCAAGTCATCTTTAGAAGTCATAAGGGCAAGAGGTATTGCAAACTCCTTCCAGCCTTCCATCGGCAACTTGCATCGAATCAGCGCACATTCCCCCGTGCCGGGGTCTAGCAACCGCTTAACGACTATAAGATCGTGTTCGTATACAAGCTTGGGCTTTTCCTCCGGCACTTCCCTATAAATGCCCCCATTAGCGCCTCGGAAAAAAGGAAAGGGTAGTGTCCTAGAAAACTCAACATTCTTCGGTGCTTCTCCCCCTGCCTCCCCCTCTGCTACTACTTCTGGTTCCTCGCGCCTGATGTCCTGCCCAAGAACTATGGGGTTGTGTATCTTTCCTTTGTGGATGCAGCCGTCGCATCCTGCCGGGTTATACTCCGAAAAAGTGCTGCACCTATATGGCCCTTTTATGCGACGGGCTTTAATCTCTGTATCTTCTGGCGAATATCCGGGGTGCCGACTGGATATTTTATGTATGGCCTCGTCCCGATCTTCGCAGTGCTGGGCTACAGATAATGCGGCCCTCCACAATGGCTCCGTCATCGTCTCTTGGTTTGCGACAATATACGCAAGCTGATTGCATCCCTCGCCCTTCAAGCTCTTTTGCATAATGGGCGCAAACCAAGAAACTATATTCCCCGTCAGCGCCTTTGTCAGTGCGTTACCTTGCCTTGGTATGAACGCGGGTCTTTTGGCCAAGGGCAATGATGCCGTGGACGCCGCACCTATTAGCTGCCTGAACGCCTCATAATCTACGTCCTTGCCTTGGTATAGCACCGACACCAACTGCGGGTTTGTCGGGTCTTTGTGGTTATAAGAACCGGGCACGCGCAAAATACGCGCTGCATCGGCGGTAACTACATCGTCGGCGTAAAGCTTCTGTTCATTACATAGCTGCTTTAGCTTATCGGCAACAACATGCCATTCAGGCGTGTGAATCGTCCCTTGCAACGTCCAGTATACGTGTATGCCCCGCCCCGAATTGACTATCGTAGGCTTGGGCAGCGTATTGGCCGCACAAAAAATCTGTAACGCAGCTACCCCATCCCCTTGTGTTGCATAGGGCTTGCCGACACCGCAGTCAATATCCAACCAGAACGCCTTGAAGAAGGAAGCATTGTTCTTCGTTCTGTTACCCTTGTCCGCGTACTTGGCACAGCCAAAATACACATCTCGGCCCGCTGCTTTATAATTTTCGACTAGCGCAAGTGCGCCAGTAAGAGAGTCTGCAAACTCCTGCTTAGGCATTAAGCTGTCTTTAAGCCCTATTATGCAGTACCAACCTTCCGGTGGTAGCACATGGGTTAAAAAGTCTGACATGGCTTAACCTATAAAAAAGGGCAACCAAACCTATCCGGTTGCCCTTGGGAGTTTATAAAAACCTACTTGGCCTTACTCGCGGCCAACTTTTCTTTCATGCTGCTGATCAACCGCTGAACCATTATCTGGTTTTTGTATTTAGGCGAATAAGTCCCCACAAACCAATTGTACACCGTGACCCTCGACACTCTGCACTGCTTGGCAATGACCGCCACAGGGGTCTTTGTTCGGATACTCAAACGGCCTAGCCGCACCCCCAACAACGAGCCGTCCGCTTGGCTGTTAGCCTCTTGTAAATCTATAGCGTACGACCTCATGTTAGCTCGCCCACTCTTTCATTACATCGGCAAGGTCTTTCTTGGCGGCGGGCACTTCGGGCTTGGCGGAAGCTCGTTTTTTAGGTTCGGCTACGGGAGCGGGATCAGGCGCAGCGGCGGGGGCGGGGGCAGCTAATACGTTAACAGCTTTTTTCTTTCCGTCGGTCTGCGCCGCCGTGTAGGAAATTGCCCGCAGTGCCGCTTCCGATGCGCCAGCTTCCTGTGCCGCAGCGTATTGTTCTTCCGTAACGTAGTCCACGGCGTCAAACACCAGCTTGGGCGTGGCGCTGTCGGTGTCAAACGAAATTTCCGTAACCACCGCGTCAATACTCTGCCCATTGGACTCCAGCATCCGTGCATACTGCTGGAACGGCATACTGTCCTTATCGCCTGTACCAAAGATAGATTGTGCAGGAAGCACTAGCTGGAATACATCCTTGGTAGGGTCGCCAACGATCTGCACCGCCAACCGCTGTAAAAAGCGGCACGCCCGATTACCCGAAGCCCCGGAACCTTTAATGTTTTGCGGGCAGTCCGCGCACCGGGACGCTTGCGGTTGTTCGGCTTGGGCGTCGGGCTTAATCCCATCGTTCGACCAGCAGTCGGGAGCGGACGCCGTGTCTGCGCTATATACCCCCGTGAAGTATTGACGCGCCACTTTAGGCGCACCGTTAACGATGATAACGCGCATGGAACGGCTGTTGCTCTTGCGCACTTCTTCGCCGTTTACCATCATGCGAAACACCCCGCCCCGAATGGAGATACGCTTGCTGCCCCCTCCTCCACCAGCCAATGCCTTGGTCAAAGCATTAGCCTTAGCGGCTTTCAGGAACTCCGGGACTTCTTTATTCAAAGCTGTCAATGCTGTCATAGTATTGCCTCACATTAAGTTGTTATTTACCGCGACGGACAGTGATAACATACTCATTGTCCACATTCAAACCCACAGGTTTAAGGTCTGGATTCTCCTCCAAAAATTGCTTGAAGTTAGTTTGATGCAGGCGTTTCTCCAACAAGCCGAACGCCTCATGTTCCGCTATAAACTCATACATGCTCGCCCAATCATTAGTCCAGAAACGGCTTTTGACTGCTCGCATTGCCGTCCCGGCTTTTGTCTTTATGCTGTCGGCCCCTTGGGCGTTACATATGGACAACAGCTTGTTCGCTACGATGTCTAATTGTGCGGCTAAATCCGCATCTTTTTCTTCAAACTCTTTCTTTGCCTTTGCTCGGCTGTCCCGAATACGCACGTATGCCGCAATAATATCGTCCGTAGCTGGTTCAGCCGAAGGCGTTTCTACATCTCCACCATCAGTAATAAATGTCATGTTCACCTCAAAGTTAAGTGCTGCGAGCCTAGTATAGCGCGGTGGTTTACATTGTCAAGGCTTTTTTATAACTTCTTTGTATAGGTCGATGATCTTGTTATGTGTGGTGATTCGCCCCTGCAACATTCTATATAATTTGCGCTCCACTTCGCTACCGCTTATATGCACAATGGTCATGGGGTTTTGTTGCCCCGGTCTATCTATCCGGGCATTGGCCTGCAAGTAGGTTTCTACGGACGTAACCGGAGCGTACCAAACAATTACATTAGCGGCAGTGAGCGTTAACCCATGGGATGCGGCTTGCGGCTGGACTAGAAGGACTTTAGGGTCGGGGCGATTTTGAAACGCGTTAAATATGGCTGTCCGTATATTAAGAGAAACGTCGCCATTTATAACTTCCGACGTAATTTTCAATCTAGCCAAATGCGTATGTAGCAGCGCCAGCGTATGCCGAAAAGGCACAAACACAATAACTTTATGGGTTGCCTCGGCAATCACTTCTTCCACTACGGCAAGCCTGTTGGCTACATCAAACTCTACAACTTCCTGATCGTCTGAATAAACCGCGCCTCCCGATATTTGCAACAGCTTACTCATATTAACCGCAGCGTTTATCGCCGTAACTTCCTCTCCGTCGGCAGTGAACGCCATGCGGGACACAAGCTGTCCGTAATACTTGGACTGCTGCGGGGTCAACGGCGCTTCGCGTTCTACAAACGTAACGGGGGGTAAGTCCAAGCAGTCTTTCTTTTCAAACCGGATAGCAGGTTGCAAGATGCTATGCACTATCTGCTCCGCCTTGGGACGCGCCACCCACCTAAACTGCGACACTTTGGTCATAACCATATCGCGGTATTGCCCAAAAAACTTAGGCGCAAGCACCGGGCTTACCAGTTTGGCCAGCCCATACGCATCCAACGGAGACTGCGATGCCGGGGTTCCCGTCATCATCCACAGCCGCGTTTCAGGCTTCAACAAATTACGCAAAGTCTTCCAGCGGTTAGTGCCTACGTTTTTGTATGCTGACGCTTCGTCCACAATGATCAAGTCAATTAAGGGGTCGGCTTTCAAAGCCTCTTCCACTACACCGACACCATCATGGTTGATGATAATAAACTCTGCATTGCTGGCGATCACTTTCTCGCGCTCGGTTTTGCTACCGTGTGCCACACCGCATCGACGGTGGATGGCAAACTTGAACAGATCAGCTTGCCATGCAGAACGCATAATAGACAAGGGCGCAATGACCAGCACACGATGCACCAAGCCTTGCTTCATAAGATAATCCGCCGCCCAAATTGCGGATGCGGTCTTGCCGGTGCCTTGCTCGTTAAAACAAAAAGCCTTGGGGCGCAAAGACAGGAACTCCGAAGTCTTCTTTTGATGCTCAAACGGCTTATGTCTACCGGGCCAAGAATAGTCCCTTACCATCGGAGACGGTACATGCTTCATAACTTTTGCTAACGCGCTTGCTTCCGGTAACTCCCAATGAACTAGCACTTCGGTAATATCCTGTGTGGCGGCTACGACTTTGCTTTTCTTTATTGCGTCGGTAATGCGATGCGGATTCTTTGTCCTTACCAACAGCGCCCGGTTCTCTATAATATCCATGCAATCAAGGGCGCTTTTTTGGCGCATTCCTCTTTACTGTGCGATCAGGATTCCGGCTAAAACTGCGGTTACTGCTGGGGCTTTTCAGCTTAAGGTTGCTTGGCGCATTCGTGCCGCCCTTCGACAGCGGTATAACGTGGTCTATATCCTTCCCGGCGCGGTTAATGCCCTTCTTATCCAGAGTACGCCGAGCGCGTTGGCGCTCCATGCGGTTGGGCAACTCCCCCCGCTCTTTCTGCAATTGGTATTCGCGCTTGTATGGCCGTGGTTTGTTGATGTATGGCATGAGGGTTCTCCTATCGGTTAGCTCCGTTATGTGCGCAATCCCGCACTGGGCAAAACTTGTTGCACGTAAAATTCTTGACCGGGTTCCAGACATTGTTGCTGTAGGCGGACTCCAACTGGTAAATATCCTCCCCCCACTTATCCCACATGCTGCTCTCATCTTCGCGGGAAAAAGTGGCAGGGACAAAGCCGTGATCCACAACAAACAGCAGCCCGGTTTTTACTTCCTGCACATCGGGGAAGTGCTTAAATACGGCTAAAGTCAAAATCTCTAACTGTTTGGTGTCGGCGTAGCGCCGTTTTCCTGTTTTGTAATCTATTATTTTAGCCTTGTCGTCTTGCACCACCAATAGATCGGCAATGCCCCGCCACCATACCCCCTTTTCCATAAACCCTATCGGCTTCAAATCCTTGGTAAGCCCCATCTTGTGCTCGCAATATTTGTCTCCGGGCATTTCCATAAGGGGGGCTAACAAGGGTTGCAGATAGGCATATGCGGGCGGCAAAGCTTTGCCATCTCTGACATATTCTTCCGCAACTTTATGCGCTTCTAGCCCGTAGGTCATGGCTTGAGAGGGGGGGTCGGTTACGTCCTTTGTAACCCGTAGACGGTAGTACTTATGCGGGCACATCTTGAACAACGACATACTGCTGTACGACCATGAGTAAGAAGCCATTAACATTCTCCGTAAGACCTAGCATAGCCCGCTTCGCAGTTTAAAGGAAGTCCCGTAGCCCATTGGGGGGCTTGCCGCATACATTGCATGACGTAGGCTTTAGCCTCTTCCGCTTCGCGTTCCGGCGCTATACAAGCAATGGCGTCATGCACTGTCAGCACCACCCGATACCGCTCGGAAATCTTGACAAGCTGCTCTCCAATAATACACCGGGCAACGGCTTGGCATATATTCTCTACCAGCTTACCCCCGTATATTTTGGTTTGTAGGTACTGCTTGCCCCGTCTAGTATCGTAGACGAATTCCATCCCGCCCGAAAGTTCCGTATCCCCCGGTGGGCGTTCCCGCCTTGTCAAATTGGGATAGCGCAAAAACAGGCCATTGGGCAACCGTATTCCTTGATGCCCGCATATCTGTATAGGCCCAGTTGACGGTACGGATTCTCCTTCGACCAACGAAAGCAATGTGCTTTGTGCGGTGCGCCAAAATTCCACGATGTTAGGGTACCGCAGTCGATATGCGCGCACTATTGCGCCCGCTTGAAATTCGGAAAGCCGTATGCCAAAATTCGCTGCCATCCCCATAAACTTGTTGTCCCCCATACCGTATCCGCAGCCCAATATGGTTATCTTGCCAACAAACCGCTGCTCTGCGCTAACAAAACCACCAACGGGCAACCCAAAAATAGTCCGCGCCATGGAAGAGTAAACGTCCTCTCCCTTTGCAAATGCCTCTACCAAATCCGACTGATTAGCCAGCCATGCAAGAGTGCGCGCCTCTATTTGTGAAGAGTCCGAATCCACTATTACATACCCTTCGGGGGCCAATAGCGCGCGTTTAAGTGGCGATTTGCGCGGGAGGTTCTGCAAGTTTAATTTATCATCCCCACCCCATCGGCCCGTATGCGCAGCGTAGTATCGCAGAGGAACTGGCATCAAACCGCGCCCGGAAATATCAATGAACCGCTGGGTTCGCGTTTCCTCAAGCGTAGACTTAAGCCCTATACGAGCGGAAACCAAAGTCTGCACTGCGGGATTCGGATGATGAAGCAATTTCTTAAACGCATCATCGCTTTTAGCAAACGCCCATGTCTCCTTGCCAGTAGTCAAACTGATCTTGCGCGGCGGGGTAACTCCCAACGCTTCTAACGCAGCCGCAAATTGGGGGTTGCTCATTAACGCGGCTCTATCAGTAAGCTTCGCCCGCTCCAGCAACTCTTCTTTACCGCGCTTGAGGCCACTCAAATGCTCCAACAAAGCAATAGAGTTTATCGTTAGCTTGGGTTCGGTAAACATGCGGATGGTTATGTCTATTAGCGAACGCTCCACTTTGTCAAAATGCCCCTGCATAATGCGAAATAGTTCCCACGTAAGAGCTACGTCATTGCAGCAATACTCCCCATACCGGGACAGTTCCTCCGGTAAAAAATCCTCTCTTCGTTTTCCTTTGGCGTTTACAACTTCGGTGCCTTTCACGCCTATATCATAATGTTGCGCCAATACGGCAAGGCTCCCGCCAACCTCGGTACCGTGCAAAGCACGCGCCATTGACAGCGTGTCAGTGATTATCTTGGGGCGTATCCCGAACACCCAACTAAGGATAGCCATGTCGAATACGGCATTATGGGCTATGGCCACGGCGTCATACCATCTAAACTGCTCAAGCCATGCACGGGTGTCAGACGCGCTGCCACTGAACCATTCCGGCCTGCCGTCATCTACGCTAACAGCCACACCGATAACTTCAAACCGAGGGTCGCGTATATACTCTTCAGTAGTCAGTCGGAGTAGCGAATAGTCCGTGTCGTAATACGTTTCAAAGTCTACGGTAATCGCCCGCATCAATCTTTCTCCGGTATAACAATTCGTGACAGCAATGTGTTTTTGGTTAACGCAATGAGGTGGGGGCGCACAGTCCACCACAAGTACACCGCATCCCAAAACGCGTAGTCTCCGTGCTTGGTTACATGCACTAGCTGTCGATCCGTGGCCAAAATCCCGTACCGCTTTATCCTTCGCACTACCGCGCGTACTTCCGGGGAAACAAATCTATCCCGTATGGCTTGTGCCCACTTCATGGTCTATCCTTGTCAGTATATCTTTCAGATTTTGTAGATTGGTTTCGTTGATCACAATGGCTATTCCGCCCGCGCGATGAATAGCGGCTAATTCTCTATCCTGTAACTCTGTCGTGGTGTTCTTGCCCGCCTTGCATTCGATGCCCAAGTAGCGGCCCTTATGACACGCTGTAATATCGGGAATCCCTGACCGGCCATAACCGTGCGTGGAGGAAAAGAAATAGTAAACCCCGTGGGCCTTAAGAATACCCACTACCTGAGACTTTACCTTTGCTTCGGGCGTAGTTGCCATAGTATGCCAATTTACTCCGACAATAATCGGAGTGCAAGAAAATTTTAAGGGTGGGAGGATGTGCAGATTCCACGCCTCCCCCGTGGTTTGGAGTCGGCCTAAGAAGCTACACAACACCCTTGTAGCGCCTCTTCTTAGACCGCTGTTTACGTAGTTACATCTGCAAGGCTTGTACGCAACAGGCAAAACGCGGCGCTACAAATCACATCTTCAATCCTTTACGCAAGTGGGCGTTAATATGTCTGCGCCACGCGTCCGAGTACAGCGTTTGCAACGCAAGATATAAATCCCTATCAAGTCTGAACGTCGTGTGTATCTTGGCAGGGCGAAACTTGTTTGGCCCCCGGCCTCGTGGCTTCTGACTGGCTTGGCTCATACTACCCTCCAGACCGGCTTTGGGTATATATCCTCTTCCTCTGAAAGCGAATGACACTTTGGGCATACATGGGTAAAAGGTTTCGCTTTGTACTTAGTGCTGAACTTATGCTCCATTTCTCCCGTGCAATCGCATATCAACTTTTCAACTTCCCATTCTATGGGAGACTTCAGTATTCTAGGCATTGTATTGCTCCTTTTAAAACGGTCTATTCTTTTCCATAATGTCCCTGTATGCGTTTAAGACCACCGGCTCCGCAAATAATCTTAACGGACGCGACAACTTTTTAACCCTGTTATTTGGGTGGTACACCCACCGTTCACCTAATTTTTTTATTGCTCGTTGTGTTGCTTTCTCCATTGGCGTTCCCATGTTGCTCTCCTATAAGTAATCAGAAAAAGAATCTTTAACCAAGTTGTTGAACTCTTCCCTCGCCGCATCCCACGCCGCAGCCCTCGCCGCAGCCCTCGCCGCAGCCCTCGCCGCATCCCTCGCCGCATCCGCCGCCGCACCCCCCGCCGCATCCGCCGCAGTCCTCGCCGCATCCCACGCCGCATTCCACGCCG